TACGAAGCCTACAAAGATGCTGGCTTTAAAAAAGGTGGTAAAGTTTCTTCAGCATCTAAACGTGCAGACGGATGCGCAATCCGTGGAAAGACAAGGGCTTAACATGAGAGCAAGTCGTGGTATGGGCGCAGTAATGCCTAGCAAAATGCCTGGTAAGAAAATTATCAAGCGCAAAGATAACCCAAATGACGTAGAGCTTTATGCCGAAGGTGGCAAAGTCAAGTCTAAAGTTAATGCTGCCGGCAACTACACCCAACCAGGCAAGCGCAAAGCCATGTTTGAAAGCATTAAAAATTCAGCTGTTCAGGGCACCGCTGCGGGTCAGTGGAGTGCTCGTAAGGCTCAACTATTAGCCAAGCGTTATAAAGCGTCTGGCGGCGGGTATAAGTAAGTGAGTGGCCTTGCAAAAAGTCAGCGCTCTCTTAAATCCTGGACCGCTCAAAAGTGGACGACTAAGTCTGGGAAGCGTTCAAGTGACACTGGAGAACGATACTTGCCAGAAAAAGCAATCAAATCGTTGTCACCTGCTGAATACGCAGCGACAACCAGAGCAAAAAGAGCAGGAAAAGCAGCTGGAAAACAGTTTGTAGCCCAGCCAGCTAGCGTTAAAAAGAAAGTTAAACCGTTTAGAAAGGTTAAGTAAATGACCGTAGTCTCAACAGCTACCTTTAATCTAGACCTCTCTGAGTTAGTAGAAGAGGCTTTTGAGCGTTGTGGCTCAGAGCTTCGTACTGGCTACGATTTGCGCACCGCGCGTCGCTCCCTCAACTTACTTTTTGCCGATTGGTCTAACCGCGGCATTAACATGTGGACTATTGAGCAGGGGCAGATTCCTCTGGTTCAAGGTCAAAGCACGTATAACTTACCAGTAGATACAGTGGATTTGCTTGAGCATGTAATTCGTACAAACGCAGGCGTACAAAACAACCAAGCAGACTTATCAATTACGCGTATTTCTGTTTCAACATACGCTACTATCCCAAACAAGCTACAACAAGCCAGACCCATTCAGGTGTGGATAAATCGTCAATCTGGGGCTGATTACGCTGGTACTACGACTACAACACCCCCTGCTGGCGTTGATGCTCCTAAGATTGTTGTGTGGCCTACACCCGACCAAGGTACTGCTCTAGACCCGTACTACACGTTTGTGTACTGGAGACTACGCCGTATTCATGATGCCGGTAACGGGGTTAACACAATGGACGTACCGTTCCGTTTCTTGCCTTGTATGGTGGCTGGTTTGGCATATTACTTAGCTCTTAAGATTCCTGGAGGTGCAGAGCGTTTGCCTGTATTGAAACAACAATACGACGAAGCTTGGCAATTGGCTGCCGATGAAGACCGCGAAAAAGCGGCTGTTCGGTTTGTCCCACGTCGCATGTTTATTACCTAAAGGATGATGTGTGGCAAATAGATTTGCTTCCGGTAGAATTGCCATATCGCAGTGCGATAGGTGTAACTTTCGTTTTAAACTTAAAGACTTAAAAACAGAGGTTATTAAAACTAAGCCGTTTCAGATTAAAGTTTGTAAGAGTTGTTGGGACCCAGACCACCCACAATTGCAGTTAGGTATGTACCCTGTTGACGACCCACAAGCATTACGCAACCCCCGTCCGGACAATTCATACCTTCAAGCGGGTTTTACAGGTCTGCAGATTGACCCGAATGCGGGTAGCGCTGAAGAAGGTTTTGGTGACCCAACACAAGGTAGTAGGCAGATTCAGTGGGGTTGGAATCCAGTAGGTTTGGGATACAACGACGATTTAACGCCAAATACCTTGCTAGGGCAAGGACAACTTGGTACAGTAACGGTAACAATAACTTAGGAGTTAATCATGGGGTTTAAATCAGGTGCAGATGGTATAACTAAACAGGGCAAGACCAAAGGTAAAAACCTTGGTGATACAGGCCCAAGCATTGGCATTCAAAAAGGTGCTAAAGGCGGTAAAGGCTCAGGCGGCGGCAAAACTAACGAGGAAATGCTTAAGTTAGGTCGTGGCTTGGCTAAAGTAGCTAACCAAAAGAGAGGCTAATCATGGCTAAATATAGTATGAAACGCGACGGCAAAGAGGTTGGACCTGCTTCCGTTTACGCAGAACCACACAATATGGACGGCAAGGCTTTGAACGCTGTGGGGGATTTAAACCTTAAAGCTAATCACAGCAAACTTAGCACATTAAATCCAAGCATTGGTAATTTAAGCAAAGCTGCCGGAGAAATACCTACAAAAACTAGCGGTATTGAAACCCGCGGTAATGGCGCAGCTACTAAAGGGCGTATTGCTAGAGGGCCAATGGCTTAAGGGTAAACCCGAATGAACTATAGTCAGCTGTTTGAAACCATAAAAAGTTACGTCGAAAACGACTTTCCTAATCAGTCTTGGACTGATACGGCAGGGTCTGGCACTGCTACGTTTACTGGTACAGAGCAGATTAACATGTTTATTTACCAAGCTGAACAACGTATTTATAACTCTGTTCAAATACCCGTTGAACGTAAAAACGTAACGGGGCAGGCTACAACGGGTAATAGGTTTCTAAACGTGCCTTCAGATTGGTTGGCAACGTTTTCTTTAGCAGCAATTAACCCGGCTACTGGAGCGCAAAGTTACTTGCTGAACAAAGATGTTGAATTTATTAGACAGGCTTATCCTGTACCAACAGATACAGGAACACCGGCTTACTACGCCATATTTGACAACACAACCTTTATTGTAGGCCCGACTCCTGACGCTGACTACAACATGGAGTTGCATTACTTTTATTACCCAATTTCTATTGTTAATTCACCTAGCGGAACTTCATGGCTTGGAGATAATTTTGATTCAGTTTTACTTTACGGTTGCCTCTTAGAAGCTTATACTTTCATGAAAGGTGAAGTTGACGTAATTCAGAATTACATGGCTCGATATAACGAAGCCTTAATGGGATTGAAACAACTTGGCGAGGGTATGAACCGTCAAGATACTTACAGAACGCTTCAAACAAGGATTGCCGTACGATGAATTTAGATACAGTAGACGGCTTCATAGGTGGCAATGTTTCAGTGCTTTCAACATCTGGGCGTGGCTTTACCCCAGAAGAGTTAGCCGAAATGGCGCTAGACAAGATTGTTTATGTTGGGTCAAAGTCTCACCCAGTAATTCGTGACCAGGCAGAAGCATTTAAAAATAACTTACGGGTTGTTTTATTGCAGTATTTGCAACAAGCGGTCCGCTCAGACCGTACGACCATTGCTAATCGTTTACGAGAAGCTGGTCATCCTGAGCTAACTATTTTATTAAAAGATTAAGGAGTCCTTAAATGGCCATTACTCAAGCAATGTGTACGTCTTTCAAAGCTCAGCTTTTGTTAGGTGTTCACGATTTCCGTCCTACAGCCCAAGCTGGCGCTGATACTTTTAAACTAGCTTTGTATACATCTTCAGCTACATTAGATGCAAATACAACTACTTACACTGCTTCAAACGAAGCTACTGGCGTTACCGCTGGCGGCGGGGCTTTGACTAACATTGGTGTTGGTACAACAAATACTAACGCTACTGCTGGTACAGGCTTTACTGATTTTAGTGATTTAGTGTTTTCAAACGTAACTACAACAGCTCGTGGCGCGTTGATTTATAACACAACACCTTCTGCTAACGACAATGCTAACTCAGCGTTGACTAATGCGGCTGTTTGTGTGTTGGACTTTGGTGGTGATAAGACATCTACAGCAGGTGACTTCACAATCATTTTCCCGGCATTTGACGCTAGCAACGCTATTATTCGCATAGCTTAATTAAGTTATGCCCTCATCTACCGAGTATGTTGGATGGGGTAGTGGTCCCTGGTCGCGTGGCTCCTGGGGGGCTGATGTATTAGAAGTTACAGTTGACGGTGTAGCTGCGTCTGGTTCTGTAGGTTCAGTTGTAGTAGCTGCTGGAGCTACAGGAGTTGTCACGGGTGTAGAAGCTATTGTTTCTCCTGGCACACTAACAGTAAAAGGCAAAGCTAGTGTAATAGTAACGGGAGAAGCTGCGCTAGGCGTACTTGAAACGGGTGTAGCGGTTGATGCCGACTCTAATCACGGTGTGGTTGGTGAAGCTGCTACTGTCCTTATAGGTCAAATAGCTTTAGTTACTAATAACACTATTAGCGTAACTGGGTTTGGACTAACGGCTTCTTTAGGTAGTGAAGAAGCAAACGCTGGCGCTAATGCTGTTGTAACTGGATTAAATGCTTCTGTAGCTCTTGGTTCTGTAAATGTTACAGGCCAAGCAAACGCTGTACCTACTGGGGTTGAAGCTAGCGGCGCTATCGGTACTGTAGACGCAAGGTCTATTAATAAAGTACCTGTTACTGGCGTAGAAGGCGTAGGACAGCTAGGTGTAGAAGAAGTAGCTGCCGACGCCAATGTTGTAGTAACGGGGGTTTTTGGCACTGGTAATGTTGGTAATGTCGAAATTTCTTCTAAAGCAAACACTAACGTAACAGGTGTAGAAGCAACTGGTGTACTTGGTGTAGTCTCTGAAGTTATTGGTAAAGTTAACGTAGTAGTAACAGGCGTAGAAGGTATAGGACAGCTAGGCGTAGAAAGTGTATCAGGTAAGGCAAATGTTGTATTAACGGGTGTCTTTGGTACTGGCACACTTGGTACTGTAGAAATTAACGGTAAAGCTATAGTTAACGTAACGGGCGTAGCCGGAACTGTAGGTTTAGGTGAAGATGAAGTAGATGCTGATGCTAACGTAGTAGTTACAGGCGTCGCAGGAACAATTTCTTTAGGTAGTGTTGCCATAAGTGGTAAAGCTACTGTAATATTAACGGGCGTAAGTGCTACCGGTCGAGTAGCTAGACCTTTGGTCTGGGGCTTGATAGATACATCACAAACACCTAACTGGGTGCCCATAGCGGCTTAGGAGTAATAAATGGCAAGTACATATTCAGCTTTAAAAATTCAGCTTATGACCACGGGTGAAAACTCAGGTACGTGGGGTAACGTTACTAACCTTAATTTGGGCACCGCTCTTGAAGAAGCTATTGTTGGCTCGGCGGATGTTACTTTTGCTAGTACTACGGTAACTCTAACTCTAACTGACACAAACTCTTCTCAAACAGCACGTAACCTACGTTTAAATTTAACAGGTACGTCTGGTGGGGCACAGAACTTGATAGTTCCCAGTATTGAAAAAGTTTATATAGTTAACAACGGTTGTGCAGATACCATCACAGTTAAAAACTCTGGCGGCACAGGCATTGCTGTTCCAGCTGGTAAGACAATGTGGGTTTATAACAACGGCACAAACGTAGTCGATGCTGTTACTCATTTAACTTCATTAACTTTAGGTACCCCTTTAGCTGTAGCACAAGGCGGTACAGGTTCAACATCTACTACTTACGCTAACTTACAATCAAACGTGACTGGAATATTACCTATTGCTAATGGTGGTACTAATTCAAACTCAACTACCTACTGTAACTTACAAAGCAACGTATCGGGTACATTACCAAACGCTAATACAACCGCGGCTTCTGCTAACGGAGCTTCTACAATTGTTGCTCGAGATGCTTCAGGTAACTTCTCAGCTAATACTATTACAGCATCATTAAGTGGTACAGCTTCAACGGCAAACGCACTTGCTACCGGCAATAACTATCAAGTCAACTCTTTAGGCGTAGGTACAGCAGCTTCAGGCACAACTGGCGAAATTAGAGCTACTAATAACATTACTGCTTACTACTCTTCTGATGCTAAGTTTAAAGAAAATGTACGTGTAATTGACAATGCAGTAGCTAAAGTAAGCGCTATTGGTGGTAAATATTTTGATTGGACCGATGCTTATGTTGCAGAACATGGCGGCGAAGATGGGTATTTTATTCAAAAATCAGACTTTGGTGTTGTAGCGCAAGATGTACAAGCTGTATTCCCACAAGCGGTACGTGCTAGACCAGACGGGTCATTAGCGGTAGACTATGAAAAACTAAGCGCCTTAGCTTTTGCAGCTATTGCAGAACTTGTTAAGCGGGTAGAGGTTTTGGAGGCTAAATAATGACAACGCCTTCAGGACAAATATCGCTTAATGACGTAAACGTTGAACTGGGTTTAGCTGGTACAACAACAATACAAATGAACCAAGCTAACGTTCGTACGTTGGCAGGTGTTGGTGGTTCAGGTACTGTTATTTCAATGCAGAATTTGCAGGGTAAATCTAACCGTGTAGCTATTAGCTCTACGTTTGCCTCAAATACAGCTAATGCTTCGTTAAACTTGTCAGGTATTAGTGGGTATGTTGCTGGAACATCAGACATTACGATTACTATTAATAGTGGCGTTTATTTGTACGCAACATCTACTGGTAACTATGGCTTAAACCTTTCAGGTGCAACTGCTGGCGATACAGTAACTATTGTTAATAATGGTTATATTATGGGCATGGGTGGTGCTGGAGTAAACGGGGGCGCTGGAGTGACAAGCTTGCCCGGAGGCGCTGGCGGTCCAGCTTTAAATATAAATATTGGTGTAAACCCAACTATAAACAATACTAATGGCTCTGCTTACATCGGTGGCGGCGGTGGCGCTGGCGGCGGATTTTATTTACTTAGTTATAGTATTACTAACTCATGGGGCGGTGCTGGCGGTGCGGGTGGAGGTAGCGGTGGCAATTGCTTTAACTCAACTGCTGGAACGGCAAATGGTGGCGCTGGAGGCGGTCTTGGGTCAAACGGTGCTAACGGAAATGCAGTTAGCAGTGGCGGTCTTTTTATTGTATCTGGTGGTGGTGGTGGCAGAGTTTTTCCATCAACATCAACCACACTGACTTCTAATGGAGGACTTCAAGCAGGTCTTGGCGGGTCGGGAGGAGCAACACATGGTTTTATAAACTTTACTGCTGGTGCGGCAACTAGTATAGGTGGTGGACCAAACCAAGCTGGTGCTGGTGCTGGTGGTAATACTGCTGGCGCTGGAGGTGGTTACGGAGCTTCAGGAGGAATTGGAAGGGGTACAGGTTTGGGAACTACAAACTTTGCCGGTGGTGCTGGTGGTAAAGCTGTAAACCTTAACGGAAGGTCAATTACTTGGGTATCAGGCGACACGTCTAGAGTATATGGAGCAATATCATGACAACAAAATATGCTGTTTTTAATCCATTGAATGGGCAATACACCAAAACTGACACGATAGAAGATGCACACTCAACTATTGTTCAAAATGTTTTGGAGTTTTATAAAGCTCATTCAAACATGTATTCTATTTCTGAAATACAGGTCGATGAAAATGGTAATGAAACTTGGTCAAGCGTAGATAATGGCACGGAATTGCCAGCAGAGTACATAGAACAAATTAAATCAGGTATTGCCGAGTGAAAACGTACAACTTACACACATTAAATATCCCTGATACATGGATAAATGTGCAAGCATTTTGTGATTGGTATATGGAAAACAATATGCCCACTAGGATTCCTAGCGATGCAGAGGTTTTTTGTAGCGATGATGCAACAGCAGTTTGCCTTTTTAGGCACGGTCAATTTCAAGTAGAGCTTTATCTTGTTCACCCTGAGCCATTAGTGCAAATACACGAACATCCGTATGTTGAAGTAATAAAAATGAGTATTGTTGATGGCGTTGCTATTGCTGAAAACACTTTGCAAATGGGGCAATCGCACGGTGACGGCATGAGAAGAAAAGGCGATTTAAAAGGATTTCCATTAATAGCTTTTCAGCATTGGAAGTTTGATAAACCAACAACGGTTGCATCTGCATGGAAAGGTAAAACCGTAGGTTTAAAACATGAAGCATTAATTAAAAGATTTCACCCAAATTCATTGGTTCTTAATGGGTATGCGGATATAACTAAACCAAGCAATTATTTAGAGGCGTTAAAAAATGGCACGAATTCCTGAAACAGAGGTAATGAATGACCCAGCAAGTGTAGAGGGATATACTTTAGCTACGCAAGATGGCGGACTAGCAAATCATTTTATGCCGTTTTTAGAAAGTAACAATGGCTATCTAACTATTGCAGATATAGGATGCGGCAACGTTGGCTATGCGCCTCAACTAGAACTTATTTACCCTAACGCTAGTTTTTTTGGTTATGACGCTTCAGCGTTAATGCTTGAAAAAGCACAGCAATTTGTTTCTCCGGACAGATATACGCTTACACAGGTAAGCCCGGACGATTCTGAAATACCTAGTCAAAATTTTGATATTGTAATTAGCTCATTACTTTTACATCAGTATTTAAATCCAATGATTATGTGGGAAACTATTAAAAGGGTCGGTAAAACTGGAGCAACTTTTTATGTTTATGACATTTTGAGGGTTGAAGATACTGATATTTGTAACGACATAGTTATAAACTTTTCACCTCAGACTACAACCGATGAATTTAAAAAAGATTACTTTAATACCTTAAGAGCTGGATTTACAATCCCTGAGATAGAACAACAACTTTTAGCCGCTGGACTAACAGCGACTATACAAACAAAAGAACTGTACCCAAATTTAGTAGTTGTTTATGTAAAAGGAACTTTATGATTATCCAAAACGAAGCAACTAAATTAGAAGACGGTACTTTGTCTCCAGCGCATAAGATTGAAATCTATTGCCCAAGCTGCAGTCGTGACGTTGACGAAGTTGAACTAGCCGCCCAGAAGTGCAATGATTGCGGTGCTGACCTTTCTACACCTAAGCAGTCAGTAGGTATCGTAGTAACGTCTAAACCAATCGGTACCAAAATCTGGGGGCAGTGATGCTTAAACTTCTATTTGAAGTAATTCTTAATAAGTTCAAACCAATTGAGCCTGTTGCGGTGCAAGAAGAAGTGACCGTAGTTAAAAAGCCTGCCGTTAAAAAGCCAGCTGCTAAGAAGGTTGCGGTTAAAAAACCAGTTAAAAAGGCTAAGTAATTGAAAGACTTACTGCCACAGATACTAGCGTATGTCAGCAGTCCATTTAGACTGTTTGCTATTGTTATTATGGCGGTGTTGACCTTTACTGGTTACTTTATTTGGCAAAACCAAGGCTTAATGCTTGATGCTTACACCAAGTCCAAACAGCTACCTTCCATGAATTCTGCTCGTTATGACGATGCTGCCAAGGTCATATTCAAGGGTACAAACGCTGATTTAGTCGTTATCTTCTCTGTTAACCCACTGCTTGGCACTCGTATTGTTGAAAGGGCTTACCAGCCAGATAAGCGATATAAAGAGTTTGACGGCTACGATGTAGGTCTATTTACTGCCAATTTATCTAACAATAACGACATCATTAAGTTAATGGCTAATGAAATACCATGCGGTGAATATAAAAAAGCGCAATCAGAAATAGGTTTATGGTACAAGACTATTGGTATTAACTACACCTGCCGCGTATCTGTACCGCCCGATGTTAATAAGTTTATTGGTCAAATTACAGTTGGTTGGAAAACAGCCCCTGAAAGCCCTGAAGCTATGCTAACCATAGCAAGTTCGATGTTAATGAGGAAATAATATGTTACCTATTACCGCCCTACTAGACGTTGGCATGAAAGTGCTAGACAAGTTTATCCCTGACCCTGAAGCCAAGGCAAAAGCCCAAGCCGAGTTGCTAAAGATGCAACAAGAAGGGCGCATGGCTGAGCTAAACGCCGACAATATCGAAAATCAAGAGCTTACCAAGCGTATGCAGGCAGATATGGCTAGTGATTCATGGCTATCTAAAAACATCCGCCCAATGACTTTAATTTACATTTTGACCGCTTATCTAGCGTTGGCATTGTTTGATGCGTTTGGTTTGGATATATCAGACAGCTTTGTATCCCTTTTAGGTCAGTGGGGCATGCTCGTAATGAGCTTTTACTTCGGTGGTAGAACTCTTGAAAAAGTTATGGATATGAAATCAAAGGCAAATAAATGACACCACACTTTACACTAGCTGAACTAACTGCCAGCGAAACCGCTGAGCGTCACGACATTGATAACACGCCAACTCCTGAGCATCTTGAGAATTTACAGCGTTTGGCTGAGTTCTTGGAGACAGTTAAAACTACCTTGGGTGGTAAGCCTGTAATGATTAACTCCGCATATCGTGGCCCAGCAGTCAATGAGAAGGTAGGTGGGTCTAAGTCTAGCCAGCATATGATTGGTTGTGCGGCTGATATTCGCATTCCAGGCATGAATCCAGACCAAGTTTGTCGAGCCATTATTGAAGCTGGGTTGCCGTTTGACCAATTAATCCGTGAGTTTGACTCATGGACCCACATCAGCATTACTAACGAAGAAGGCTCGACAC